GCCACGTTCTTCGTCACTGAGCATTCTTTCCTGCTCAACAAACTTCCAACCAACCTTCAACCATCCGTGACCAAAAATTAGAAAATCTCTAACAGACCTTTGGAAAGGTTTACGAAAATCGTGATGTCTCCACGCATAATTAGTTATCGCTTCAACAAACGCTGCTCTGTCCTGATCTTCAGGTTCATTAGGGGAAACAACTATTTTAGGGTAGTTAACAGAAACACTAGGTGCAATAACATTAACAGTGCTAAAGGCAAGATTAACTGCAACTAAATCATTGTTATTGATCGTAGTGTTAGGCCAATGTTTACCACGGTACAAATCCACCATGCGTATCCACAGATTGTCATAACCCATGTCTTCCCGCCAACGAGCAGAATCTCTCAGTTTTTGGGAAATAATATTAAATTGTTCCGCACGGGATTTGCGCGCCATCAGACCTTCTCTATGTTTCTACCTTGCGCTTTTGCTTCAGCAACAAGTTTATTTTCACGTTCACGTAAAGTTAAATGCTGTTCATCCGCAGGTAAACGGGAACGTGCAACCGCTCCAGTGATAACCCGTAAACCTAACAACTTTTGCCGCCACTCCCATAACTCTTCAAGTTCTATGTCAGTCTTCGGTCCTTTATGGACCTCAACATATTCAGCGAACTCTTGAAAAGAAGCGTCGGGGGATAAAACCGCCACAGTTAACTACGGGCGTTTTGTGTGAGGTGTGTATGTATGACCAGCCAAATTTGGTTGCGGTTGCGAAGGCTCTACATTACCAGTAGGTCCATGCTGATTGAATGGTGTTTCACGAACAGCGTTCTCGCCGTATCCACCTGTCTGATTAGCATACTTAGGGCTATCAAAACGTTGAGTAGGAGCATTAGGTATCGCAGCATCCCATAAAGGATTAGCAACTGCGGAACTACCACGTTCCATTCTATTATTCTGACCCGTAGGGCCATCTACTGTTTCGGATGCACTGGTGTGCGAAACGAATCTTGCCATTTGAACCTCCTAGGTTCTCATAAGTCTCTATACAATACGCCTAACGTGTCCCACGTACCGTATTTTGACCAATTCTCATCGGTCCTTCTTCTTTTTGATTAGGAATTAGTCTCCTAAACCAATCTATTGTCCAATAATCGTCCTGTTTTGTAGTAAATTCTGGCATAAACGCATATTGGCGCATCTCATTAGCCAACGCCAAAGCCATAACACGGTCATCATGCGGGCTACCAGACATACTCCCACGATCATTACGCACATAAGTGCGTAACTCTGCGATAGTGAACCTGTCATGCAAAATAAGTTCCTCATTACGCAAAGCCATACCAAGATCATCAATCAACAAAGGTTTAGTAGTCCTAGTAGTTTTCCAACCAAACTCTTGAGAAACCTTAGAAGTTACCTGATTCAAACTTCTTTTACGAAAAAGATTAGGAGCGCCTAAATGACGCAACTGCGTGATCGTAGTCAAACCATGATTGTTAGACTCAACACAAGTTAAAGCATCGTTATACCATAAAGACAACAAATAAATATCGTTAGCGAAATCGTCAGGTGGAATATGCCCATGCCACACAGCAACCTGTTCACCAGTACGCACCTCCAAAACTTGAGCGCAAGAATAGTCGCCATGAACTAAACCCTCCGCAGTGTCAACACCAATACAATAAGGAACATGTCCTTGAGGCTCACGCCAAACTGTAAGCATCTTTCCTAAACCTCGGAACTCTCTTATACGGCTCGTCTAAATAACCCATCTGCCCCTCCTCAATATGGTTATTCATCTCTTCTAAAGCATGCAAATCAAACACAGGGTTACCAGACTTAATAAAAGCCTCTTCAGGAGTAGTAGGATATTCCTGAGCCAACTGCCAAGGCAACATAGATTCCTGCTTAGATTCATACCATGACTGATCCCTGTCTTCTGTAGCAGACCAAGGAAAAAACATTGGTTCAAACTTATTGTTACCAGTTTCAGAACCAACCCACAGTTCGTGAAAAAAATTACCTGAACCGTTAGCAGTAGACAAACCTATAATGCGACCACCAACATCAGCGACAGGTTCTATAGAAGCCCACGCTTCCTCAGGATTCGGAAGGAACGCCCATTCGTCAACCACAACCAGCGTAGCCGACTCACCTCGAGCAGGATCGGATGCTGAAGGCATCGATGTAACCAAACTACCATTGTCAAAGCCCATTTTTTGCTGATGTTCAACAAGAGATACAGGCCCCCTTTCTAACATCCATTCCGGTAAATGTTGAAAACCATACTTGGATTTTCTCAACAATAAAACCGATTCACGCTCTGTGCGTGACAGATCAATAATGTTCTGATCTGAATGAAAGAACGCTAACCAAAACTGGTGGGCGGCTACAAGAGTGGTCCACCCTATTTGTCGTGCTTTGAGAGTCAGACTGTACCTTTGGTTAGTCCAATTATCTAACGCTTGTGATTGTGCATCACGTAACTTGAACAGCATGCGTCCATGCGCAGGGTGCGCTATATGCCAATAGTTTTCTAAGAAATGTTTCTCATCTGCTATACAGCGTCGCCATTCGGCTTCTTTTTGTAATTCTGTTAAAGTTGGCATTATCCGGGGTGGTTCATTAGAAACTCTTCATACTTCTCTGGCGAATCCAAGATTATCGTAGTGTACGAGTAACTTCCGCCATCCTTGTCATCTTTTCCTAAAGTCACAGTAATAGCACCAACTAATGTACCAATCGCAACTAACAACCCTGTTATGGCTGTAATTAATTTAAGTGTCTTGTTCATCTACTGGAACCACGATTGTACGGTCCGGGATAACACCCCCACCAGATACACTGTAGAAGCGCCAACTATCCCCATCAAGGTCAATATTATCCAGTCCTTCCCTGAAGGCGGTCTCATTCGCATGATTCACAAGTCTCAGGGTTTTCCAACCCGCAAATGAGTTCTTCTTCGTCTTTGAAAACATCGTATTCTTCAGATGAAAAGGCGCCATCATATACCAATTCAGGGCGTTCCCCAAAAGTCGTTTCATCTTCATAATCAACACCTTTCATATTTAAAATGGATCTTCTTTCAGTTTGTACCAGTAATGTAGTTTTCCAACCAAATATGTGTATCAACATTCCAAACCTCTGCTCGGTCATACAGTTTGTTGTATTTCTCTATTGCCAAGTCGAAAATCGCATCCTTTGTCTCTTCATTAACAGGTCCTCTCCAACCTATTTTTTTAGCCATCTTTTTAATTGGTTGTATCCCATAGAAAGCAAGAGCCTTCGGATCTATGGTCTCATCCGCCTGACTTATTAATTCATTTACCTCAAGTAATTTGTTAATATCTTTTTCCAATCCAAGCGCTAAATCGTATTCTTCGTCCGTTAATGGTTTAGGGTTTTTTGGAACTTTCCGCACAGGACCCCACTTATCAGACGGTCCAACTTCTATTTGATCCTTAGCGTTTCTTTTTATATGTGTATCAACATTCCAAAAGTCGCTTCGCTTACGTAGTCCATCTAGTTTTTCTGATGCCAACTCTAAAATCGCTTTGCTTGTCTTTATAAAGGACTTCTTTGAAAGATCAACAGGTCCCCTCCAACCTGCTTTTTTAGCAATTTTTTTGATTTCTTCAACTTCAAGATGATTAAAAACGCCCTTATAATTAAAAACCTCTGGATAAAGATAAGGTTTTCCATATTCAAACTTTTGCAGTTTCCTCATCTCATCTAACTTACGTAAACTTTCTTCCAATCCAAACATAAGATCGTATTCTTCGTCCGTTAATTGTTTAGGTTTTTTTGAAACTTTCCGCACAGGACCCGCCCCTTCTCTTCTTTTAGCACGTGGTACGATTTCATGTTCATCCATAATCTTTTGATGATCCCATCCCCCTTCGATCAAATCATCGTATTGTTTTTGAGACATTCCTATTGATTCACGATCTTGGTTAGGAGATTGCGGAAATTCACCTTGATTCTCTAATGCTTCTTTTTGTCTTTCTTTTTTACTAAGTTTGTCTATTTTCTGTTCTTTTTTAGGTTCAGATTTCTTTTTTTTCTTTTGTGCAGTTCCCGGCAATTTAGGCTGAAATACTACTTCATCAGCACCACCTAACAATCTTTTAATTGCTTTATACCCTTTAGGTACAAATGCCGCCGCAGGACCTATAACCATGCCAGCCGCTTTAGGCGCACCCGGATACACATCACCCGCATGTTCACCTGTAAAACCAAGATCACTGCCTCTTAAAGGCTCTATAAAACTTGCCAACAATTCAGCATCAACAGGACTATTCATACTAGGTACATTTTCATCAACCCAACGAGCAGCACCACCAATCCCTGAACCTATTTTATCAGCAACAGCAGGAATCCAATCACCCATAAAAGGTTTAGACTCAGGTTCCAAGTTCCAAGGTCGCTTACCAAAACGAGGATCCCCGTAATCCTGAGACAACACCTCAGGATTCAAATTCTCCTCAGCAACCCGACGTATCACCTCATCCATCCAGTACTGGCGAGAATCAGCCATTATCAGGAACCACCCTCAAATGATGAATCTGAGCCTCCAACTCATCAGCCAACTCCGAATCAGACAAAGCAGCCACATCCCGATCATCAT